ATTCCCAAGGACATTACATATCACCTAATCCTTTTGCAAGTTCATCCTTGATATCTTTGATGATCTTTGCTTTGCTCTCATTGTACGGTTGTTCCAGGAACTTAGCCTGTCCACCGTTTGGATGGTTCAATGTTTGGTCTTCGTGTTGCTTCACTGCATAAGGCGAAGAAAAGCTAACGTTTCCTGTAACCCCTGTTAGCCCTTTCTTGACTTCCCAATCTCCACTACGTTTTAAATCCCCAGTTTCCACTGGGCATAATGCCTTCGCTTTACTAAGTATAGCCTTGCAGTGGTTTTCTATGACTTTCTTAACATCGCCACTTTCATCGCTAACTACCTTCTCAACATCTTTGAAAGCATCTAGTAAAGCATCTAATCCAAAAAGGCCTTTCTTAGCCATCATCTACCCCCTGACTTACCTAATTTAGTCTCATAGTGGGATATTGTCCCATTAAGCTTAGGTACAGACCTTGAGGTAACAATAATATAGTTGATATCATCATGCTCCACTCTACCCTCACCGGGCAACTTACTTGCTGTAAATAATGTACCATCAGAGATTACATCTCTACCATCTAAGTCTTTAGCGTATCCCGAGCCACTTTCAAATCTACACTTAGTTGTCACCTCGGTATAAGTAGGCTCGCCATAATCATTAAATGTCGAAGGTGTTTTCACTATACACGTTTGATTCAAGTATTTTTTAATCATGCCAAAACCTCCTATACTATGTTGATACTATTGGTTAGATATCTTTGTAATAACTCTGTAGCTGTAGTTGATTCTAGTCTTGTCGTGTTGAATCCTTGACCTACTCCTATGTACGTTTCTGCCATGGACCCAAGTTTCACTGACTTAACTCCTTGCTTCTGTAAGGCTATCCTTAGATTTGCATCGCCATCATTACCTAGTACAGCTATTGAAATGGCTTCCTCTACTTGAGCTTCCTTTACACAATTAGCTACAGAGGTTTCTACTACCCAGTTTCCTTCATATCTAACTATCGAAGGGGAATATAGCCTACTCCTTGTAAAAGGCTGTGTGTAAGTCCTAGGGAAAGACAAGGACTGTGCCTCATAGACTTTTAAACCTATGATTCTCTGCCTGTCAATTCTTTTTGTCGCTCCCTTTAGTAGAATTTCTTTGTCCCCATCGCTTAAAGCATCCCAAGTGGTAAACTCTGTTGATGTAGATAGGTAGTTGCTGACTACATAGTCATCAGCTTCTACTAAAGTAAGATAAGTGTTTGTGCTTACAATTAACGCCATTATCTCACCTTCTTGGCTTTGGTTTCAATTGGTTTAACTTTACCCTCTACGATTTCAACGTAGGGCTTGGTTACTAAGTAATCAAATTCCTCAATGGATTCAGTGTCATAGACGCCACCTTTGAAGAATACTGTCTTTCTAAGTGATGGAATGAATACCCCACTTATCGAAGATTCTATTGATTTAACTTTCATTGTATACCCTCCTTTAGTACTTTGTTATAAGTCAATATTAGTATACTGATCCTACACTGATTCTTCTCCAATTAGCCCCTGCTACTGTGTTATCTGCAACAGCTACATATAAGTATGAAGCATCTACTTTGACTTCCCACGCTTTGCCAACGGTTCCATCAATGCCACTTTCTAATGTTACAGCACCGAATGCCCCATTGGTACAGGTTTCAGTGGTGGCAATTGCATTACCCAGGACGCCTTTAGTATCAGCAGTGAGTGCTACGGTGTCCCCTGCTCCATCTACAGCACAAACGCCAACAGTATCATCAGAGGTAATCGAAGCTACTAACGCAGTTACGGCATCGCTCGCAGTAACTCCACCGCTGACATCAACTAATATATTCCCTGCGGTTACACTAGCATCCGTGTCAAACTCATAGATATCAGTGCCGATTGTCACGGTTTGACCATCTGCGACTACTCCACTAAATGTTAATGTTCCCGATGCGGATACTCCATTGACTGGTGTAGCTGTTTGCAATGCTATCTTTGACTTGGTTTCCCCTGTGCTAAACATCTTATTCAACGTCGCTCTTAAAGGTAATTCTCTGATACTGTTTATGTTAAAGTTTGCCATTGTTTTTCCCCCATTTTCTAAGATGTAAGGCTCCCGATGTAATCAAGGGGAGCCTTATTTAGTTGTTATGATGTTGCTAATGATGTCAACGTTCCATGGAATTGAGCGTGTGAATAGTCAATACCAGCTTGTAAATATAGTTGCCATTTGTAACTTGCTGCAACTTGGGCTACTCTTTCCACGGCCACCAACACGTTTGAACCGTCTTCCAACATTACAGGCGTAAACACTGGGTTACATCTCCTAGTATCTGCAACTAATAAAGTTCCTGCAGGTACATGAGGATTAAAGCTAATGCCCAATCTTCCAAACGGTGTAAAGATTTCTTGGATAGTTGTACCACCTTGAAATCTGCTTTGCTCTGCATAAGAGTATAAAGCATCGATTGCAATCTTTTGGAATGAGTTAACATAGATAGTACAGCCGTCCACATTAGCCCCATTACCTACCATTTCAGCCAACAAAGTGTTTATCAATGTTACTGACAATACCGCACTTGAAGCATCCACAGTGTTAATAATACTTGCAGTGATAATCCCCCTAGTTTTTGAAGCTGTAGAAGCATCTGAACCTACTTGGTATGTTCCGTTTAAGAATGAATATTCCATGTCAATAGCAATCTGCTCTGACTTGGTCCTGATTTGGAAAGCTAATTCGTTTTGAATAGGGTTAGATTCTCCACCGATTACCACACCACCAAGTTCACCATACGCCGATAACTTAGCATGAGACACTTCCGCTGTTTCTTGGAAGATTTGGCTTGTGTTGGTTACTTGGTTTCTAGTAGTGGTTGATGCTGTTTGTGATGCCACTGATGATGCTTCGGTTACAGCAGGTTGACTAGCACTGTCCAATGAATAAGGTTGAGACATCGGATAAAGGAAACTAGGATAAGTTTTGATGTTACTCATCATCCCGCCAAACATATCAACGTTTGCAGGATTTGAATCCCCGTCATTCGCTATTACAATGTCTTTTAAAAACGGTGTTCTGTTCTGTCCTGCTAATAGTATATTGCCTAAGTACGATAAATCCTCTCTGTCTGTGTAAGCCATGATTCAGTCTCCCTGTTTCTTGTGTTCCTATGTTTACTATTAACCTTGCGTCAATAGCGTTTTACTTCTTAAATAGCTTAGCCACTTGTTGATTTATCAAGGTGTCAAAGGCACTCGTAGAGCCCTGGGCGAACTTGTTATACAAATCAGTGTTCAGTGTATTACTATCCTTTGTATCAAGTGTATTAGTTGGATTCACTGTATTGACTTTGTTTGTTGCTTTGAATAAATACGGCTTAGCTTCTTTCAATGCCCCTAAGGCTTCGCTAAGTCCTTCTAATGTGTCGGTTTCCTCATCGTATTTCAACTTACTAAAATCAAGGAACCTTTGAGCATCGTTCACATCGTTCAGTTCAGCTTTTTGTGCTTCCGCTTTTACTAATGTTTTGATAATCTTTGTTTCTTGCTTTGTTAACGTTTCTTTGTGTGATTTTTGAATCTCTGTTAATTGCTCTTTGATTTTCTCTGATTCTGTTTTCTTGTCTTCGGCTTCTTTATCTTCCTTAGCTTTGTTCACTTTCACTTTGTCGGCTTCAATTGTTTTGAGGGCTTTCAATTCATCCTCTAGGACTTTCTTAGCGTCATTAATTTCTTTGAATCTAGCATAAGGAATTGCATCAGCTTTCTTTTGTTCCCCAGTTGATGAGTCTGTATTTACATCAGTTTCTTTTACTTCGCTTACTTTGATTTCTTTATCCATGTTATTACTCCTTTTTAACGTCCTTGGACGAATTTAGAAGTTTAAACGACATACTTAGGTCGAATTTGTTAATTACCTTAAATAGCTTCGAGACCTCAAGGTCATATCATATTCAGACAAAATTAGAATGGCTTAAAAGGGCCTTCTAGGCCTTCGCTTTTTTCACTGTTTAGACTAAAACCCATTGAATCCTGCTTTTCAGTGTCTCCCTTGATTCTGTCAACTTCGGCATTGGCTTCTTCCTCTGTCATTTCATCGTAGGTCATCAGTGCCGTTTTCCTAGATAACGTTGTCTCCTTTACCCTACTATTAATGATATTGGCTATCTCGGTTTCATCGTTTGGTAAGCCGTCTTTGAATACAAGCTTTATGTCACTAAGTAATATTGTTTTATCGTCAAGTAACGCCTTGATGACTCTCTTTAGTGGAACACTGAAAAGCTTTGCCAATCTTGATACTTTATACATCGGGGATAATAATTTGAATTTCAAAGCCGTACCAGAGGATACCCCTGAGGATTCAGAGTCAAATATTGTTTTGCTCATTTCTGAGAGAATATATAGTTGCTCTGTTAATAACTCAAATTCTCTGAATGCTGAATCTAGTTTACCGTCCCATGTAATGTATTCGGTTTTCACTCCATCTACACTAGGATAGAAATTTGATACCTTGAAATAGTATCCTCCGGTAACTGGATCACTTTGAACAAGATTGTCACTACCTGTCATTGATGGTGAAGCGTGCATATCTAGTATCTTTGATATCTGTCCTAGTCTTACCATCGATTCAATAATGAGTGAATTGATATCAGCGTAGTCATCCTTGCCGTATATTGAATCTGATGATGTAACATTTGATAGTACAATAATCGCAAAGTCTTCTACGTCTGTAGCGTATCTCTCGCTACTTACCATTTCCCCTACTGTGACTTGCCCTCGTTTACTATATCCATCTAAGGATACTTTGAATCTATTAAGTAAATAATAGCCTTTATGGTGTATCTGCTGAACAACAAAGCCTTTACCCTTGTCATCTTTTTCAATCCATGCTATAACGTGTGCTGTGACATCCTTTAGATTCTCACTGTTACATATTGGGTACCAATTCTTTGGTTGAGACAAGGAGAGATAGGTTCCATTGTCGTCTTTGCTTACACATAATATACCTTGTCCATATCTCGATACGTCAATAGTTGCTTCATAGATAGTTGACCAAAAATCACTATCCTCTATGATTTTATCTATATTAGTAGGTTTCAAAGTAGTAACCACTGGTTGCTCTGACAGCAACATATCAGCAGTCTTTACACTGACTAACTTTTGATAATTAAGTAGTACCGGGTAGGTAATGTTCATATCATATTGACCTATTACCCTATCGATTCTCTTTAATTCTTCTTGGTACAACTTGCAATGCTTTCCACTAAATATATCTTTGTTATCAGAGTATCTATTGAGCCTTTCTAGTTCCTCTGTAGGGGGGAACAATGCCCCTTTATGTATAAAGTTTTCATCCTTAATCATCTGAATACCATCGCTCCTCTCGCTCTTGTATTTGGTTGTACATATATGGGATGCTGTAATCCCTTTGTATGCGTAGCGTTTAATACTTGGGTTGTTGCATCTACTTGGTCGTCATGTTTCCCTAGTGGAAACGCTAAGAACTCCGATATATAGTCTTCAATCCATACTACATTAGGTACATAGATATTCCCTGCTTCAAACAATGGCGATACTGCCCTCGCTCTAGCTTCTTTTGATTCCTTCGGATTAATTGCAATGATGCCGTCTATATCTTTCTTCAAAGTACTAATAATAGCTGAACCATTGGCTTTATCCTCGATGTACTTCGCCCTAGCTGAATGATGTTTACTACAAAAGTTTCTAAAGGTAGCTACCGTTGTAATAAAGTCCATTTTGTCCTTTACTTGGTCGATTAGGTAGTATTCAACGCCCTTGCGACCCCATGCTTGCATAACCACGTAATCTGATGTTTTCTCACCTTTAAAAGAAGCATCTAAGGAAATATAATGTTGGTCCAACTGGGGTAACGCAGTATAGAGTTTGAACCAAGCACGCTTGAACATACTCCCCGATTCTGCCGTTGGTTGCTGTTGATATAAACACTTCCACAAGGAAGAACCTAAGGAAGCTTTGAATGAATCATAGGTTTCTATATCGAATCTATCGGTCCATAAGTATTCCCCGATGTTCCTACCTAATATATCTTCGTCCTCGGTTGCTTCGGCAGGGATTTCTAGCACTGTCCACTCCCCTTCCTTTGAATCAGCTACTATTCTAGCTACAAGGTCGTTCTCGCTCCACCTAGTCATAACAAGGATTATTGATGCTTTCGGTGCTTGTCGTGTAAAGAATACCGACTTATACCAATTGTAGACCTTATCTAAGTAGGTTTGATTCATTGCTTCTTCTAAGTTCTTTATTGGATCATCAATAACTCCTAAGTTGAAGCCTTTCCCTGTTCCTGCTCCACCGATACCAACGGCATTAACTATTCCCCTGCCTGTCGTTGAACCCCATTTACTCATGGATTTGGTATCACGTTTAAGTTTTATCCCAGCTAAACCCTCGCCGTACTCCTCTACTAAGGTTTTAGCATACTTTGAAAAGTCGTTGCTTAAATCTTGTGAGTAACTCGCTATCATGATATCACTGTGGTAATGGTTCAAATAGTAGTATGCAGGGAAGCACCTACTTATCAACTCTGATTTACCGTGTCTAGGTGGCATACTAACGATTAAACGCTTAAGCGATCCATCATTTACCCTTTGTAGATGTTCAATGACTAATCGAATGTGCTTAGGGAATAAATATTGACCCTGCGAAGTATGCGAAAGAAACGACAACAAACTAGCCTTTGCGTTCCGTTTGTGATACTCCGCTATCGCCTTAGCTTTCATCAGTTGATTCATTGATTCCCACCTCGATAATATCATTGTTCATTATAAAGTTTCCTAATTCTACATCACTCATCTCATCAAATTTTATCCCTGAATCTCCGAAATTATTCACAGTTACACTATTCCCCTCTTTGAACATTCCTAGATACTCACCTAATATTTTCAAAGCATCGAGCCTTAACCGTCTATCTGCTGTAGATTCAAGTGGTGGGATTTCAAAGGCAATCTTAGCTATACCCTCCACAATTCTTTCAGCGTCGATATTTTGTTTCCTTGCTATTGGTCCTCGAATCATATTGAGGTAAGCCAAGCATCTAGTATTACTAAGTATATTATTGGTTAACTTATGTTTATTCGATTTATACCCTGATGACGTCCATGCTTCA